TTCAGATATTGAAAACAAAAAAACTACACACGCTAAAGTAGCAGAGCTTCTAGGTGTAAATAAATCTACTGTTACCAGAATGTACAATGCTTATAGAGAAGATAAACAGATTATAAAAGCCCAAGAAAATTGGGAAACACCTGAAGAAGCTATAGAGTCATTAAAAGATTTTAAAGATTTTAGAAATAGATATTTTAAAACAGAAACAGGTGACCCATACGAAACTGCTGATTTTCACGAAAGTTGGATTAACTCAATAATAAAAGCTATAGAAGAAGGTGGCGAACAAATGATTCTCTCTCCACCACGACACGGCAAGACAGATTTACTTACACACTTTGCTGTATGGCAGATATGTAAAAACCCTAACATAAGAATTATGTGGGTAGGTGGTAACGAAGATATTGCTAAGAATGCAGTAGGTTCTGTACTAGACCAATTAGAGAATAATGAATTATTAATAGAAGAGATATGTGGACCTGGTAACAAGTTTCAACCAAAAAACAGAAGTGGTAAGTCTTGGAGTTCTGGACAGTTTACTGTAGGAACTAGAACAGTTACTGGTATTAAATCACCTACAATGGTATCTGTAGGTAAGGGTGGTAAAATACTTTCTCGTGACTGTGACTTAATTATTGCAGATGACATTGAGGACCACGGCACAACAATACAACCTAGTGCAAGAGAACAAACAAGACAATGGTGGACAACTACTTTGTCATCTCGTAAAGAGGAACATACAGCTGTAGTTGTTATAGGGTCAAGACAGCACCCTGAAGATTTATATAACTTTCTTTTAGAAAACCCAGAGATGCACACTATTGTTGAAGAAGCACATAGTTCAGAATGCGTACTACCAGAACACGAAATAATAGAACATCAAGATTGTATGTTGTGGCCTACTAAAAGAACTTACAAATGGTTAACCTCAAGAAAAACAGCAGCTGAAACTACAGGTGGTAAAGCTATATTTGAAATGGTGTATCTCAACAAAGCATTCGTTGATGGTATAACAATGTTTAACTCAGAAGATATAGATAACTGCAGAGATGTTAATAGAGTTATAGGACACATACCACCAGGCACACATTTAATTGCAGGTTTAGACCCAGCAAGTACAGGCTTTCAGGCTTGTGTACTTTGGGCTGCAAACCCAGAAACAGGTCAGTTGTATTTAGTAGATATAGAAAACGAAGAAGGTGGTGGTGTCATACAAGCTAGAGAATCTATAAAGAAATGGTATGAAATGTACGGCCTTGCTCATTGGGTTATAGAAGAAAATGGTTTTCAAAAAGCTATTAGGCAAGATGAAAAGATAAAAGATTACTGTGCAAGGTTCGGTATATATACAGAGGGTCATCAAACACAACGAAACAAATTTGACCCAATATTTGGTGTAGGGTCTATGTCACAATTATTTAAAGAAGGCTTGATTAATTTGCCGTATGGTAGTGCAGATTCTGAAGTTAAGAGTAATATATATCGTAGACAGTTAATTTATTTTTCTTCATCTGCTAGTAAGGCGAAGAGCAATAAAGGGTACAAGTCAGATGTTGTAATGGCATCTTGGTTTCCTTTAAAAGTTGTTAGAAGGTTAGGAAAAGAACGATTAGCTGAGGTAGGATTAGACTACACACCTAGTTTTGGAGAATGGGATATAAGCGATATGAATGAAAGTCCTTGGGGATAATATGACACCAGAAGAAATACAATACGCTATAACAAATTTGCACTTTGATAATCAGAGTGCTTATTCTACTAGAGGGCGTATTCGTGCAATTATGAATGGTGGACCTGATGGCATACAGGCTTTGCTTGGTGACCAATTAAAAGGATTTGAAGATTGGCAAGTACCTGTACCTAACTTAATGATGTCAGGATTAGAACACTTATCACAAAAAATTGGTCGTATTCCTAACTTAAAAGTAGATGTACCTAATGGTAAAGATTCTGAAAGAGCAAGAGCTAAAGCAGATAAGATTAGCAGAATTGTAAATGCTTATGATGAGGTACAAAAATTAGATTTACAAATGCCACAAGTAGGTAGATGGCTACCTGGTTATGGTTTTGCTGTATGGGTTATTAGAGAAAAGAAAGATGCCAATGGAACACCTTATCCTTGTGCAGAACTTCGTGACCCTTACAATTGTTTTCCTGGTTATTTTGGTGCAGACCAACAACCAAAAGAAATGGCTATTGTTCGTAGAGTTCCTAAAGAAGCTCTAGCAAGAACTTATCCTAAATCAGCAGAAAAAATTATGGCTAAAGATGGATATGAAACTAACACACTAGGTATTGGTAATGCCTATGCTTCTGCTTATACAGATTCTTACAATGGTAGTTGGGCTAACTCTAATGGCGAAGGTGACTTAATAGCAGAGTATTATAACTTAGATGGAACTTATATATTCCATATGACCTCTGCAACTATTCTTGACTTCATACCAAATCCACTAGATAGTGGACCTGCGTTTGTTGTTGCAAAGAAATTTGCATTTGACAGATTGCAAGGACAGTATGACCAAATCATAGGACTTATGGCTTCTATGGCAAAGATTAATGTGATGTCAATAATAGCTATGGAAGATGCAGTATTTACAGAAACTAACATATCAGGCGAAATAGAATCAGGACAGTATCGTAAAGGTAGATTTGCTGTAAACTATTTAGCTCCAGGTACACAAGTTAGTAAACCTGCATCAAATGTTCCTTATCAAATATTTCAACAAATAGACAGAATAGAAAGACAACTTCGTGTTGGTGGTTCTTATCCTGTATCTGATGATTCACAGTCACCACTTAGTTTTGCAACAGGTAGAGGATTAGAAGAACTAGGTGCATCTATGTCACTTATGATTAGAGAGTATCACACAGTTATGGCTGATGCTATAGAGATGATTGACACTAAGAGATTAGAGTGGGATACAAAAATGTATGGTGGACAAAGTAAAGCATTGTCAGGATATATGAATAACACTTTTTATTCTGAAACATATGAACCAGTTAAAGATATATCAGATTCTTTTAAAACACGCAGAGTGTACGGAGCTATGGCTGGTTATGATGAACCACAAAAAATTGTTACAGGATTGCAATTACTTAATGCAGGTATTATTGATACACAAACTTTACAAGAAAATTTAGATGGCTTAGATAACTTAACAAGAGTTAATGAAAGAATTACAAAAGAAAAAGCAGACAAAGTATTATTTGAAACGTTATTAGCACAAGCTCAACAGGGTGACCCTAAAGCAACTATGACTGTTGTGCAGATACGAAAGAATCCAGATAATATGCAAAATATATTAGATAAATTTTTTACTGCAGAAGAACCAGAAATTCCTGTGGCTGAACAAGAATTGCTTGGAGGTGAAGCCTTACCACCACAAGGCCCACCACCAGGCATTAATCAAGTGTTACAAGGACTAGGTGGGTAATGTCATTAAACAAAGATTTTTCTGATATAGTACACTACTCACTTGGTGAAGTAGATGAACTTGGTGATGATATATTGTTAGAAGAAACATTACACGCTCCTAAAATATTTCACGACCAAATGCCACCTATGGTTTTTCCTTTTGGATATATGATTATAAGTTCTACATTTATGTATTACGAAGATGAGGATGAAGATGAGTAGAGCACCAAAAATTAATAAAACAAAATTAAACACACCACCTGCAGCTAGAAATTATGTAGATAATACAAAAATGACTTATGGTGGAAAAACAGCTATGAAAGGATTTTTAGATGATGCTCCTAAATTTACTAATGAAATAGTTACAGAAACAGCTGCACCTCAACAAATACCAGTTGACCCATCATTACAAAAACAATTAGACTTAGATGCTTTCGCTTCAACAAATAGACAATCTGAACCAGTAACCACAGGCTTAGGTGGTAAGCCAAAACAAATGGACACTACTAGAGAGTTAATAGTAGAGTTGTACAACTTAACAGGTGATATAAACTTAGCCAGATTATTGAGATAATGTCGTACTCAATATTTGACAGCGATATAGCAGATGATGAAGAAGCTAGGCAACAACAAGATAAGTTAAATAAACCTTCTATGGCTACAAAAGAAATGGCACAACAAGCTGCAGCTATAGCTAATAAGTACCCTACATTACCAGCAGGAGCTGTTGTAGGTGCTGCTCGTTTAAACATCTCACCTGATGACCCAAGACTAAAACAAATTGTTATACAAGATTCTATTATTAAAGAAGAAGAAGGATTTGGTGCTGTTAAAACTGCAACTAATTTTGCTAAAGAAAAAGCTAAGTCAGGATTAAGAGGATTATTTTTAGGGTTTCAATCTGCTTGGGAAGAAGGACTACCAGAAAAAGTTAGATATTTAGAAGCTAGACAACAAGGTATGTCACACGAAGAAGCTAAAGCTGCTTCTGAAACAGAATTATTTAAAGCAGGTATTACTGGTAAAGGTGATTTAGGTGATGGTTTATTTCTAGGAAGCACAGACCCTACAACAACAGATGAATATAAAAACTTAGTTGAATCAGGTGTTAGTCCTGTAGATGCTAGACAGTTTGTACTAGATAATATTTTAGGTCCACAGATATACGAAGAGCAAAGATTAAAAGCTGAAACAGGTGTGCAATTCCAAGGCGATAGAAGAGCAAAGTTTGAAGCAGCAGGTGTTGCACCTACAGTTACTATTGGTCGTTGGTTGTTTAAACCATTTGATGAAGTTATAGAACCAGGTACTAAAGCATATAGTTTTGTTACTGGCACTATAGATTTATTAGCACAGATATTTGCAGACCCTACAGCGTTAGTTACATTAGGTCTATCTAAAGTAGGTAAGTTAGGTAAAACATTTACTAACTTACAAGATATGAAAAAGTTTGAATCTAGTGGATTAATAGGTGCAGCTAGGAAATCAATACACGGACCAACTACTAAACAATTTTTAGCTGGAGATGAAGGTTTAGTTTTTAAAAAGTTTTTATGGGAAAATGCAGAAAATGGACAAGTAATAGTAAAACAGTCTAATGAGCAAATTACTGATAAAAAGTTTTTAGATGAACTAAGAAAAATTAAAAGAGATAATCCTAATGCAAAATTTGAAGATGTAGATAAAGAGCTAACAACATTTGTAGATGGATATTTAAGTAATCAATTAATTACAGAAGGTATGTTGCCAAAAATAGTTAGTAGAAAAAATCGTTTAACAAAAATGATGGATAAAACTTATGGTGCAAGAATGATTACTGCAAATGTTGATGAATCTTTAGTACAGATGACAAGACTTTTAAATCTTGCAACTGACCAATTAGATGCAGATGCAGCACAACAATTAAGTAGTAAATACTTTAATAAAACATTAGATGCTTTAGGTAGTGATGATGCACCAACAGAAGTAGTAAATGTATTAGTTGAGTTTTTTCAAAAAGATTTTAAAAACCCTATTGTAAAAAACTTTGGTGGAAAAATAAATAAAGATGGAAGTATATCAGGCCTATCAGAATTTCAAGTCAACCTTATAGAACGAGGCACTAATGTAATGGGCAAGTTTTATGCAGATGGTGATATGGCTAAAACAGCAGGAAGAAAATACAGTAATTTTGATTTACCATTTTCTGGATTGTTAAAAACTATATTAAAGAAAAAAGGTAAGTCTTTAGATGAAGAGGCTTTACTTATGAATCCATTAACAGTTACGCAATTAGCAGATGAAATATATTTACCTAACCCTACAGATTTACTTAGAGTAGGTAAAGCATTAGACACAAAACTAGGCCCTATAGGTAGTAAAGCATTTGCTGGGGAAAGTGTAGATACAGTTCGTAGATTTATGGATTTTTATTATGGTGGAATATTTAAACCATTAGTGTTGTTAAGACCAGCTTGGACATTAAGAGTAGTAATGGAAGAGCAAATAAGATTAATGGCTTCTGGAACTACTAATGTAATAAGACATCCTATTGATACTATATTAAGAGCTTTTAACAGAGGGCCTGAAACACAAATAGGATTATTAGGTTCATTTGATAACAACGCTTATCACATATCAGCACTAACAGAAACAGCAGGTACTTTGTCCTCTATAAGAAGAAGGTATGCAGGTGCAGGTACTTGGGGTACAGTTGATAAAGGTAAGAACTTTAACTCTTGGAAAAACGCATCTTTTAGAAATGTTTTACAAGCATACTTTGACCCTTTGTCAAAAGAGTTAGCAGCTATACAGTTGTTACCTGCAGCTAAAAGAGCAACAGCATTAAGAGCTTTAAAAAAGAACGCTAACAAAAAAGGTCATTATTTAAACAACCACATTAAAAAAGTTACAGGTGCTAAATCACATATGTTTAATGGTGCAGGTAGGCAATCAGACCCAGGTAGAAAACTAGCTGATGAATTTATTAATTATGTAAATGCAAACTTAGCTGATATAGCAGGTGGTTCTGTGTCAACTAAAACAGCTAAAGGTGCTACTGCAGCATCTAGTAGATGGATTCAAGAAACAGGTAAACCAGAGTTATTAGAATTTATTGCTAGAAAAGATGCAGTTGATGATTTAGCTGGTTTAAAAAATGTAGACTTCGAAAAGTACTGGCGTGGTGAATTAACAAATACAGAGTATGACAGAATTACAACAAAACTTAGACAAAATCAAGAACAAATTAAAAAAGATTTTTTTGAAAAATATTTAGATTTATTACCTAAAACAGCTAAAGCCGAATTATTTTCTGACAAAAGAAGTATTAATATGGCTAATGATTTTGTAGATAAAGCATTTGATATGCTTATGTCTGTACCTACAAATAAATTATCTAGGTCTGTTGCATTTAAAGCTAACTATTGGAAAAAAGTAGGAGAACTAGCTGGTTTTACTAATAAACAAACATTAAACAAACTAATTAAACAAGCTAAAGAAGCAGGTATTGATAAAGGTACAGCAGCAGAAAGAAAAGTATTTAAAAAAATAACATCTTACGAAGGACAAACAGGTGGCATTAACGATATAAAAATACTAGACAAAGCTGCAGCATCATTTTCTTTAGGAGAAACTAAAAAACTTCTTTATGATGTGACTACTAGAACAAGATTAGGTAACTCTACTAGAGCATTGTTTCCTTTCGGTGAAGCATTCGTAGAAATATTTACAACTTGGGGAAGAATTGTTAGACAAGAAAGAGGTAGGCCTTTAAGAAGAGCACAACAAATAATTCAATCAGGTAGAAAAGAAGGTGCAAAGTTTGAAGATGATGACCAGAAAGGTTTCTTTTATCGTGACCCACTTACTCAACAAGAAATGTTTAATTACCCAGGACCTGGTTTGATTAGGAAATGGATGTTTAAAGATTTAGAAGAAAATGGTGTAAAAGTTAATATGCCTGTTTACCTGCAATCTGTTAACTTAGCAGCTAATGTAATACCTGGATTTGGTCCAACTATTACAGTACCTGCAGCATTTTTAAATGAAAAATTTAAAGTATTTAAACCAGAAGGTATTGCACAGTTTATATTGTTTGGTGATTTTTCAGCACCTAGAGCTGGTACTCCTGGTGAAATAGCTACAGCTTTAACTCCTTTTCCTAGTTACTTAAGAAAATTTGCTACAGCATTTACACAAAATACTGATGAAACAAAAAGAATGTTTAACAATACAACTATTGAAGTGTACAAAGCATTACTATTAACCGAACAAGCATCAGATGAGTCACCAGCACAAGCACAAAAAGCATTAGACCTTGCTGCCGAATATGCTAAAGAAATAATAATGTTTAGAGCGTTTGCACAATGGGTAGGTCCAGCAGGTCCTGCATCTCCTAAATATGAAATAACAGATAAGACTGGTAATTTCTTTTTATTTGAAACATTAGCTCAGGAATGGAGAGATATATCAAATGCAGCAGGTGATATAGATGAAGCTATGACAGAGTTTACAGGTAGATTTGGATTTAATCCTATAACTATTGCAACAGCTAAAACAGAAACAATAAAGAAAAGACCAATTACTGCAGATGGTGCTGAATGGGAAAGAAAAAACCCAGACCTAGTAGAAAAGTTTGATTTAACTTATGGGTTTTTAATTGATGAAACAGATGCAGAGTTTTCTTATGATGCTTATTGGAATCAAATAGTAGAAGGTGAAAGAGCACCTAGGACACCTGAACAATGGCAAAGGGCTAAGAATATTCTTCTTGGTAACTTAGAGTTTGAGGCTTGGTTAATAAAAAATGATTTAGTTAATAAAACAGACAAGGTATCTACTGCTGCTAAAAGAAATAAAAAAGCAGATATAGCATCTAGATATTATGGATATGGACTATCAATACCTGGTTCAACTAAGAAACCAGAGCTAGATGAAATAATTATGGAACTATATACTTGGTTTGACCCTGTAACTTATGAAATAATACCTGAATTAAAACAACAACCTGTAGCACAAGCACTGGTAGAATATATTAAAGAAAGAGATAAAGTTATAGAGGTGACAACTAATATAGCAGGTAGCAGTTACTTACCTACTTCGTTTAGAACATCAGCTAAACTTGTATCTTTTAGAAAACATTTACGAAATGTTAAGGCTCAAATTGGTGTTAAATATCCAGAATCTAAGAGTTTACTAGAAGAAGTGTTTGAAAGAGAATTAAGAACAGAATACGAGGATGAAGAATTGCTAAAGGCGTTGAACGAATAATGGAAACATCAACATTTATAGATAGAATTGTTGAGATACTTAGGTATGTAAACTCACAACAACAAGCAGGAGAAAATCAACTTACTTTAACTCAAGAAGAATTTGAAACTATCAATACAGCAACAGATATAAACACAGCATCAAGTTATTTATTAGCATATGGTGTACCTCAATATTTAGTTAACTTAGCATTAGATGAAAATGAATCAGTAGATTCTTTAGGTACATATGATTTAAGTATGCAATCTGCCATAAATGAGTTTGGTATGGTACAACCAGGTTCTTCTCCAGTAGGTGTGACTGCAGGATATGTTAGCCCAAGAGGAGAATCAGCTACAGAGTACTACACAGAAAATGATTTAATAGATAACTTTGCTGGATTAGGTGAAGAAACAATAGCAGGTATTCAAGCACAATTAATAAATGCAGGTATTTTAGAAACTGATGCTTCATTTATTGCTGGTGATTGGGGGCCTACTACACAAAGAGCTATGAGTTTTATTCTAGGAACAGTTAATAGAAGAGGTGTAACAGAAGAAGAAAAGATTACTGGTGCAGCTTGGGAACAAGCATTAAACGAATATGAACTTAATCCACTTCCTAAGTACCCAGATAGTGCAGCTTATCTTCCACCTGATTATGCAAGTGTATCTAACTCAATAGTAAGTATGTTTAGAAGAAGTGTTAATCGTGACCCACAACCTTATGAACTAAAATTATTAGCTAATACATTGTATTCAGAATCGCAACAAGCCTATACTCAATCAGAAGATTTAGATAAAGAAACAAGACAACAAGATGTATCAGGAACTGGTTTACTTGCAGGTGAGTACGGAAATTATTCAAAGGAAAATGTACAAGCTAAGATAGACAGTGAGGGCCTTACTGAGATAGACCCATTAGCAAGAACACAGTTTGGATTTAACAATATGATACAAAACGAATTAGGAAGGTTAGGAGAAAATGCAGATACCAGGCGTACTAGGGCTAGTCTTTTCGCTTCTCTTAACCAACGGCCAAATTAATATGGAAGTAAACAACGAACTATACGCATTTATGGAAGCTATTAGACAGCAAGAAAATGCTGGTGGTGATTATCAAAAAGAACATACACCAACACAAACAATGACAAGTACTGGTTTACAAACTGTACAAGCACAAGGTGGTTATGGAATATTAGATATTAACTGGCCAGTGTGGTCTGAACAAGCAGGTTACGCAGGTGCTGATTGGAGAATACCTGTTATTCAAGATATAGTTGCAGGTAGTAAATTACAAGAATATTATAACAAGTATGGTTCTTGGGATTTAGTAGCAGTTGCTTGGTATGGTGGTCCTGGAGCTGCAGATAAAGCAGTTGCTGAAGGTATAGCGTCTGTAGGCAATACTCAAAACATAGAAGGATTTGGTCCTGATATGCAAACTTATGTTAATAAAGTTATGAATACTTACAATACAGAAAAAGAAAAGCCACAAAAAGATTTAGGTTTACAAGCCTACGCAGAGCTTAGAAATAAAGATAAGTTCTTTACAACAGCATATAACCCACAAGGTGAAATGTTAGATGCACCAACTAATAATATTATGTCACTTAATTCAGCAGATTACACATTGACAAATAGAGAAGTAGTACCAGCTAATGACCAAATATCTAAATATGCTGCTGAAATTATAGATGAGCTTACACCAAACAGAAAAGATATAGCATTTGAAATGCCAGAAAGAGTTATCTGATGGCTGAATGGTGGGAAGAACAAGGTTATGATACAGAAGGAGAGGCAGAAAGAGATGGTGCAAAAAAACCATCTATATTTTCTAATGCTAATGCTCAAAGAGATACATATTTTAAAGATGTAAAAACACCACAAGATTACTTTGAGTTAATATCTAGTGGTTCGTATTCACCAAATTGGACAACAATAGGTGAACTTAGATGGGTTGAAAAAAAATTCAATGTAAATCGTGAAACAGCAATCCAATATAGAAAAGGTAATTTACCTAAAGAAAAAAAAGATGAAGCTCCATTTCCTAGATTAGTTATATCTGAAGCATCAAAAACTGCAGGAATATTTGATGAAACTACTGGGGAAGTTATAACTGAACCAAAAGAAAAAGATGTTCCTAGTGATGTAACTGGATTGAAAAACCTTAACGCTACTCTTAGCTTAATAAATAAACAGTTTAATAATTACGATAGTTTAGATGAATACATTACTGAAAGACCACAAGATATAAAACGCTTTGTTAAAGACAATAAAGTAGAAGTAGAACCTGAGTACGAAGAAATAGGATATGTTTTACGAATAGATGACAATGGTGAACTAGAAGGCTTTGATGAACAAACAGGTAATACATTTAATCCAAAAAATACTAATGAAATTACTGGTAATGATTATTTTGAAAAACCTATAGTAACTGAAAACCAAACAGTTGTTACAAAAAAGAAAACTGATGGTACGCCAACAACAAAATATATTATTGTGCAAGGAGCTGATGGTCTATATGTTAAACAAGCAGACCCTAATGGAACTTACACTGATGCCAATGTACAAGCAGAAATTGATAGATTAAATGCTGAAAGAAGTGAAGCACAAGGTACTACTCAAACAAATCCAATAGTAGGTTCACCAGGTTCTACAAAGATGAATCAATTTAATAATATACCTGAAGGTGCAATACTAGTTCAGTCAGATGAGGATAGATTGTATCTTATGTATACAGTTCCTGGAGCTGGAACAATGTATAAAGGTTTACCTATAAGAATGTTTTATGAAGTAAAAAACAATGACTTGTATAAAGCAGGTATATTAACAGAGGGTGCACCTTTTGAAATAAATTATTTTTTAACAGAAGATGAAATAGATGACTTTATTGTTGCTGGTAATACAGCAGAGCTACCAGGTAATGACCCTAATACAGGCCAAGCTCCACATCCTTTCTTATCTTTTGTAGATAATCTAACTACACAGGCACAGATAGCACCTTGGTTGTTAGAAAAAGAATCAATATCATTACTTGCTGAAGCAGCATTAGAAGGAAGAGAAGTTAGTGATGCAGAGTGGAGAGTTACTAATTGGTATCAAACACATTCAGAAGCTGAAAGAAATTGGCTTAGAACTTATTATGCTGACCCAGCAACAGCTACAGCTTTAAAAAATGATTACAAGATTCAAGTAAGTAGAGCATTACAAGCAGCAGGAGTTACTGGTGGATTTGATTCTGCAACAGGACAAGAGAAAGCTCCACCTGATGCTTTAGTTAGTTGGATTGCAGACAAGTGGGTAAGTGGTCAATGGACAGAATCTTACGCATCAGAACAGTTAGCTTTATTTGCAGACCCATTTAGGTCTGGTGTAAGAGATACAGATTTTACAAACTATGTAACTACAGCAGGTGTTGAAGGTCTAGAAAGAACAGCTGAAAAAGAAGATAGAGTAAAACAATTATATACACAATACCTTGGCCCAGTCTTTGGAAGTTTAACAGATGCAGAGGTATCTGAAAGAGCAGGTAGATTAAGAAACGACCCTGATTATGAAGCAGCTTTAATAGACCAATTAAAAAATAATAGACTAGGTTTGTTTCCTAAATATACAAATCCAGAACTTACATATGAAGATATTGTTACACCTTGGAGAAATCTTACTACATCAGTATGGGGTGAAGCTGCAGATGAAACACAATCTTGGTGGCAAGATATGGTAGCTACTAATGATTTTACTACAGGTACTGCTACATTAAGAAATAAAGGTTTAGAGATTGGTAACAATCAAGTTACTATAGAAGCTACTGAAGCATTACAAAGAGCTTTAGGAGATGGCTCAACACTACAAAATTTAGGAGCTAATCAATAATGGAACAGTTTTTATTACTAGCACAATCACTATATCCTAATATGCCACCTGCAGTATTAAATGCTTTTGCTTTACAGTGGTCTGAAACAGGAGATGCAAACATAGCTATATCACAAGTAAGACAAACACAATTATATAAAGATAATTTTCCAGGTAATGTTTTACCAAATGGTCAAGTACGATTTGATGAAGTTACATATCAAGGTTTAAAAGAAAGTTATATAGGAACTCTTGCAGAATTTGGATTACCAAGAGCTACAACAGAAGAGTTGTTATCTACAAGATTTACAAATTTAATTGAAGGTGAAGTATCAGCTAGAGAATTTGAACAAAGAATAACAGCAGTATATAGAGGAATTAAAGACAATATACCACAAGTACAAGCATTTTATAAAGACAACTATGGTATGGACTTAGGACCTGAAGCAATATTCTTAGCATCATTAGACCCTGAAGTAGGAGAAGAAATAATTGCTGGAAGAATAACCTCAGCACAGATAGGTGGAGAAGCAGCTAAAGTTGGATTTAATATTTCTACTACAGTAGCTGATAGATTAAGAGGTGCAGGAATAACACAAGGAGAAGCTAGACAATTGTTTACTGCAGCAGCAGAAGAACTACCAAGATTGCAAGAGATAGCATCAAGAACAGAACCAAATCAAGATGCAGTTACATTAGATGAGTTTACAGAAGCTGCAATATTTGGTGATGTTGATGTCACAGATAGAATACAAAGATTACAAGCTAGTGAAGAATCTTTATTTTCACCTACAGGTGGAGCAGCACGACAAGGTGCTAGAGTAACTGGCTTAACAGAACAGTAAACTAATACACACTGTTTATACAAAGTGTGTTATAATTAATTATAGCCTTGCAGGTTTCGGCTTAGAATAGATGCTGCACCTCCAGCTTATAACTGGCGTGTAAGCTGCGTATTACAATTCGCCTAGTATCTGAATAGCCCAGAAGTGGCTGACAATTCAAGTTATTCATTATTTTTATTTGTCGCCTATCGCATTATATTCCCAAGGATAATGCAGTTAGTAGAAACTTGGAGTAGGAGATAACAATGGAGAACGAGATGAACGAAACAGTAGAAGAAGGACAAGATAATAATGCTATCAAGCAGATGCGAGAACGCATCAAAGAGCTTGAAGTTGTAGAGAAAGAGTACAAATCTGTACAGGTAGCAAACGCTATCAGTGATGCAGGTTTTGACCCTTCTTCTGGACAAGGTAAAGCATTAAAAGACTTGTATAAAGGTGACTTACAACCTGAAGCTATACAACAGTTTGCTAAGGAGAACTACGGCTGGGGCTCTGAAACCCCTACTGAAGCTGACCCACAAGCTGCACAAAAAGCAAGAGTAGTAAGTAGCCAGGAAAATTTAGATACTGTAATTGAAGCATCAGTACCAGTAGAACCTGTAGGCATAAATGACCAAATTGCACAAGCTCAACAAGATGGTGATTGGCAAACAGCTGCAAATCTCAAAGCAGACAAATTAAGAGCAATAACCCAAAAATAGTAAAGGAGATTTAAAATGGGTGCAGTATCAGGATTGGGAGATTCGTATGACCTCCCTAATTTCGTGGGTGAGTTATTTAATATAACTCCAAATGATACACCTTTCCTTTCTGCGATTGGTGGAATGACTGGAGGTAAATCAGTTACCTCTAAGCAATTCACCTGGCAAACAGTTGACAATGCAACAGCAGCACAAACAGTGGTTGCTGAAGGTGCAGATGCAACTTTCGCAGAAAGAAGCAGAAGCGAAGTAACAAATGTTACTCAAATTATGCAATATGGTGTACACGTTTCCTACACAAAACAAGCTGCAACAGGTAACCTTAACGGAGAATCTATTATTGGAAATCAGCCAGTTCAAGATGAATTGTCTTTCCAATTAGATATGGCTATGAAAAGAGCAGCCAGAGATATTGAGTTCTCTTTCCTAAGAGGTTCATATGTTGCCGACACAAATGTAGGAACAGCAAGAAAAACAAGAGGTATGTTATCAGCTATTTCAACTAATGAAGTAGCAGGTGGTAACGCAGCTCTTGACCAAGCAAAAGTAAATGCTTTGATGAAGGCTATGGCAGATTCAGGAGCTCCATTTGAGCAACCTGTAATTATGGCTAACGCTTTCCAAAAGCAAAAACTATCTTCAATTTATTCAAGTGCTTTAGCACTTGCACCAAGAGATAGAAACTATGGTGGTGTTAATATCAACACTATAGAAACTGACTTTGGTGAAGTAGGTATTGTCTATAGCAGACACTTACCTGCTGAAGATTTAATTTGCGTTGACCTTGCATATTGTAAGCCTGTATTCTTAGACATCCCTGGAAAAGGACACTTCTTCGCAGAACCACTTGCACAAACTGGTTCAGCTTATAAGTTCCAAATCTATGGAGAAGTCGGATTAGAATATGGTCCAGAGCAATTCCACGGCAAAATTACATCATTATCAACTTCCTAATAGGTAGTTAGATAGTATATTTATTAGAGGGAGATAAATACTTCTCCCTCTAGTAATATAGGAATAGATATGGCAGCAGTAAGCACACTTATAGATAGAATTTATAGAGATTTTTTAAACAAACCAGATGATTTATCTGCGTTTTCTCGTTTAGATGGAGCAATTAGTAGTACAACAAGTACATCAGTTGTATATGAATCAGGATTATTTTCTACTGAAGAAGAAAACTTATTAGGTAATGGAGCAATAGTAGAAGTAGGCAAAGAACTTATGCTTGTTACATCAGCTAATACATCTACTAGAACATTAACTGTAGCAAGAGGATATGCTGGTACAGATGCAGCAACACATTTAGATGAAACAAACATTTTTATTAACCCAACCTTTCCTCGTAAGTCTGTATATGATGCAGTATCAGATAACATATCAAGGTTGTACCCAAGTTTATATAATGTAACAACAACAAATGTTACATCTAGTAGTACATATCAAGAAGTTCCTGCATCAACAGTAGAGGTACTTACTTCCTATGTACAAAATTCAACAGGTGACCAATACACATCTGCTGGAATACAGTTACTTAGAGATTTTCCACCATCAAGTACAAACACAGCAGTACAGTTTTACAATACTTCTAATGGTAAGACAGTACATTTAGTTGTTAAAAGAAAATTTGTTAGACCAACAGATGAAACATCAGACATAGAAAGTGTTTGTTTAGTTGCACCAGAGTATGAACAAATAGTTATGGTTGGTGCTGTAGCAGATATCATAGGTGCTACAGATATAGATGCCTCAACACAAGAATTTATCACAGAGAAACTAGCAGCAGAAAGTTACCCAGTAGGTTCAGGTGAAAGACTTAGAAATGCACTACTTAGACTTAGGTCATTGTTAATAGATGAAGCAAGAGGGAACTTGCGTTCTTTATATCCTGCTCCTGTATCAATTATGAACATAAACTATAGTGCATAATGGCAGTATTACCCTCACCTGCTAATACAACAGAACCACAATCACAAGGCTTTGAAGCTAACTTAGATGATTTGTTGTTGCGTTTTGCAGTAGGTCCTGGTAGGCAGATGAACATAAACACTGCTCCACTCCAGGCACAAGCTATACAGACATCAGAAACTCCAGAAGATTTTCAACAAGAGTTTGGTCAAATATATTCTAGAACAGATTTTTCTGGTGGTTCAGGATTAGACAAAGCACATAAACGAAACGCTAGTGAAATAGATTTTTCTAGGTTTTGGGATAGTAATGGCATTGATGTATTTAGTGGTAAAGAAGTAGGACAAGAATATAAAGTATCTTTATTACACGCAACAGAGGAAGCACTAACTTCATCTAATACAAACTTATATATGCAAGAACTAGATGGCACAATATTTTATGCAGATGGTGACACACTTATGAAGATAACTACACCTTTAACAGGAACACCGGCACAAGATGGTACATCTGGTCAGGGTAAACCTAGTTCTGGTAATGATATTACAGGTTTAGCTATTATGGGTAATCAATTATATATTGTTGCTAATGGTGTTATATATCAAAGAACTGCAACAAATACTTATGGTAGTTACAACTCTGATAACACTTACAGTAGATTGTGGTCAGCTAAAGGTAGATTAATTGCATCAGACACATCTGGTGTTCTTTATGAAATAGAACCATCTTCTTCATCAGCAGGTGCTGATACAACAATTAAAACATTACCTAATGGTAGAAACTGGACAGATGTTTGTGATGCAGGTGCAGTTGTATTAGCAACAGCAGATGATGGATATATATATTCTTTTGCAGATGAATCAGCAACACTATCACTTAAAGGACAAACATTTGTAGAAGGTGAAATACCTAATGCAATAGATGCAGCACAAGGTTTTATATTTTATGGTACAGCTACTAACACAGCAAGTGGAAAAATAGGTAGATTATATAGAGCAGAAATAACTAACGCTAATAGTTTATATGTATTAATTAATTCACAGTTAATAAAACAGTGGGGTGATAGCACAACTACATTAGACCAAGCTCCTTATAGGATTCTTTCAACAAGAGATAGTATCTATACAGGTATAAAAGATACAGCAAGTAAAACAAATTTGTGGCGATATTATTTACCAACAGGTGGTATAGCTAGAGATTTGGAATTTGGAGAAGGTGGAATAGTAGAGGGTATAGCAGTATTTTCTGATACTATTTTTGCAACTGTAAGTGGTGGAGGTTCATATAGAGAAACAACTAACTATGTATTATCAGGTTATATTATTACTGCACTAGGAGATTTTTATACTTCTGAAAAAAAACAATGGGTTGGTGCAAAGTTAAATACTAATGATGTAAGCACAGGTACAGTAAAACTTTCTACATCTACTATTGCTACAGATATAAATAGTGTATCAGCTTTAACTTGGCAAGAACAAGTAAGTATAAACTCTGGTAGAGGTGGCGAAGAAGAAGTAATGAGCCTTGTAAGTGGTAGGTGGATTGCAGGAAAAATAGATATAACAACTGATGACCAGACACAAACCCCAGAATTATTATCTTTTGCTATTAGAGGTTTTCAATTAGTCAATGACTTAATTGTAGATATACCAGTAAATGTTTCAGACCAGATAGAAAGACCATTTAGAAAACGATTAAAGGTAAATGGTCAAGGTGAATTAGTATATCAAGCACTAAGAAACAAAGAAGGTAAAAATGTTCAATTAGAGATATACAGACCAGATACTTTATTACGAGGTATAATAGAAAATGTTAGCAGTCCTATTGAAGAAATATCTCCAAGAGGCTCTGTAACAACTTATTGTCTAGTAAGATTTAGAGGTAGTAAGGTAATACAAATATCTACCTCTGGTGAAGGATTAGGTATAGCATTACTAGGAACTGGAAGATTAGGATAGAATGACAGCACAAGAAACGAAGCTCTTTAACGCTTTTGAAACTACATTAACAGCAACTGCTGGTGCTTCTGATTTAAACTTTACTGTAAATAATTTAACTTTACCTGGACCAGATGTAACTGCACCATTGTATGTAGTTATAAATCCAGACAGTTCTACAAACAGAGAAGTAATACACATAACATCTTTAAATGCAGGTACTAAAACACTTACTTGCGATAATGCAGACAAAAGATATTTAGCAGGTTCAGCAGCAACTTCAGGATTATCACACGCTTCAGGTTCTGTAGTTCGTATGTCACCACTTCAACAACACATAGAAGATTTAAACGATAGGGTAGATACCATAATTAACGAAGCTGGTACAGCAGTAAATACAACATTATTTTTAGATGAAGATAATATGGCTTCTAACTCTGCTACCAAAGGTGTAACACAACAATCAGTTAAGGCTTATGTAGATACACAACTTGGTGCAAGTGATTTAGATATTACAACTGATTCAGGTTCAATAGATATTGATTTAGATGATGACACCTTAACAATTACAGGTGGAGAAGGTATTGACACTTCTGCCACATCAACAACAGTAACTATTGCAGGAGAAGATGCAACAACTTCTAACAAAGGTATTGCAAGTTTTTCATCAGATAACTTTGCAGTTTCTTCAGGAGCAGTAACGATTAAAGATAGTGGTGTAAGTAATGATGAACTTGCAGGGTCAATAGCTAACGCTAAATTAGCTAACTCTAGTATTACAGTTACAGATGGCTCATCATCAACAGCAATAGCTTTAGGTGGAACTGCAACTTTTGCAGCAGGAGAAGGTATAGATGTAGGAGAATCATCTGGAACAGTTACATTTTCTGGTGAAGATGCAACAACATCAAACAAAGGTGTAGCTAGTTTTTCTTCTGACAACTTTGCAGTATCATCTGGTGCTGTAACTATAAAAGATAGTGGTGTAAGTAATGATGAATTAGCTGGTTCTATTGCAAATGCAAAACTAGCAAACTCATCTATAACAGTTACAGATGGTTCTAGTTCTACTGCTACTGCATTAGGTGGCACTATAACATTTTCAGGAACTTCTAATGAAGTAGAGGTTGGTGAAAGTTCAGGAACTATAACAATAGGTTTACCTTCATCTATTACTGTAAGTGTTACAGGTGATTTAACTGGTAACGCAGATACAGCAACTCAATTAGAAACAGCAAGAACTATAGGTGGAGTTTCTTTTAATGGAACGGCAAATATAAATCTTCCAGGTGTTAATACAGCTGGTAATCAAAATACATCAGGTACAGCAGCAGATTTATCTGCAACTTTAGATGAAACTAAAGGTGGTACTGGACTCACAAGTTTTACAACAGGAGATGTTGTTTATGCTTCTGGTAGCAACACACTTGCTAAATTAGCAATAGGTTCATCTGGCGAAGTATTAAAAGTTTCATCAGGTGGAATTGTTGAATGGGCTGCAGATTCATCAACTACATATTCTGCTGGTACATTATTAGATTTAGACAGCACAACATTTAATGTAGATTTGTCTGAAGCAGCAGAAGCAGCTATAGCAGATGGCGATTACATATTATTCTTAGATGGTGGTGCAACAGGTACTGCTAAAAAAGAAGCTGTAGCAGATTTAGCAACACTTCTTGCAGGAACAGGACTTACTGCTTCTAGCTCTGTTATAGGAGTAGATGCTTCACAAGCTATTACAGCTTTAACTGGTGGCGATTTAACAATTTACGAAGATGCAAACAATGCAGATGTATCTTTAAAAATGGGAACAAGTGCTACTGAATCATTAACTATAGAAGTATTAAATGGTGGTTCAAACAAAACTGCTGAACAAATTAATTTTACAACTGCTACTGCTTCAGGAACTGCTGACCACGGCAAGATGGTATTTGCAGTAGATGAAACAACAATAGCAACTATTGATGATGGTGGTATTGATTTAGCATCAGGAAAAGAATTTAGTGTTAATGGAACTGCATTAGGTGGTGGTGGTAAAATACTTCAAATTGTAACAGGAACAACAGCATCAGACACAGGTGCAACAGCTTCAACAAGTTTTGTAGATACAGGACTTAGTGCAAGTATTACTCCTAGTGCAACATCTAGTAAAGTATTAGTTTTAGTTACTCAAACTGTACAATATACAAGAGATGGTGGGAATGAACAAGTGGGCTACATAAATATTATGAGAGCCACAACAGAACTTGGAGAGTATTTTTATAAAGGAGATGAATCAGGTAGATATGGACCTAATCAAATATCATTAAGTTTTTTAGATAGCCCTAGTTCAACTTCTGCATTAACTTATAAAACACAAATAAAAGCAGATACAACAAGCAATAGTGGTAGTGTTAGGGCAAATCAGCAAACCACAGGGTCAGAAAGTCCTTCACATATTCACTTAATAGAGATAGGTGCATAATGGATGCAGTAAGTATAAAATCATCAGCAATATCACAACTTGGTGGTACACAGTTTCAAGTCAAACCAGATTTATCTGTAGTATATTTTGATGGTAATGCAACAGAGCCAAGTGATAGCGATATTACAAATAAGATTGCAGAGATAGAAGTACAAGAAGCTAGGAAAAATTCTTACAAATCAATACAAGACCAATTAGATATGCAGTATTGGGATAATGTAAACAGTACTACTACTTGGAAAGACCACATAGCAAAGGTTAAATCAGACAACCCTAAACCTTAATAAAAAATCATATGATACAATCGTATTATGGATTATATAGTTGGCTTTATTTTTGGATTTATATTAAAAGAGTTATTTAATTTATTAAAATATATCAACACATCTGAAACATTTATCATAGATAATAATTGGGATGAGGAATGGGATTGGATGTCAAGACCAGAGGACCTACCATAAATGACACACAACAATGGCTACACTCAAAAGGAACTTCTCAATATGGTCATTGATAGATTAGATAGATTAGAAGAAAAGCTAGATGCAAAGCTAGATAAGGCAGAGTTTTATAAAGTATTGACATTACTTGTAGCACTTGGTGGGGTTGTTGCAGCGATTGTAATGTAATGGAAGATGACTTCGTACTTCCAGAAGATATGTTTACAGACAACCCAGAGTTTGTAGATACCTCAAAAGAATTTGATGATGACTGTGGAGATGCGTGTAAGATATGAGAAAGTTACTATGTTTAGTAGCAGCAGTAACACTACTTGTACCAGTCGTATCAATAGCAGAAGAAACTACAGTTACAGAAAACTTTAATAACCAACAAATAAATACAGACATAGAGTTTATATATGGTGGTAATGACACAGTTGTAAGTGCAGCCACTACACAACATCCTGACTGTGCAAGTACAGAAACAGCAGGAAGTATAGGTTTAGAAGATTTAGATTGTTTTGGTTCTATGTACTTTGGAACTGATAGATACCAACTAGGTATTCGTGCTAGTGCTGATACATTAACTATTGCTTTTCCTAATTCAGATAGTAAACCTATTACAGAAGTAGGTTTTGTTGTTAACGCTAGAGAGACTACAGGTACAGCAACTGTGTACTTTGATGACTCAACAACACAGACAATTAATTTTATAGACCAACAAAGTGAAACTAATCAAACTACAAGTATAACCATTACTGCACCAACAGGTACAACTGTTAATGAAATACAAATACCAGGAGTTACTTCAGGTAATGACTGGTGGCTCATAGATAATGTATACTATAAGTATGATAATGTATCTACTCCAACGACATCTAGTACGACAACAACAACTACCACCACAACAACGACAACGCTACCTGAGGCGAAAGATGTTGTTGAAGATGGTAACACAACCTATCTTGCGTGGGATGAATATGGTTGCGAACATCCGAACAATCCCTTATCGTTTAAAGAATACCTGGAAGCAGTAGAAAGTGGATATTGGTTTGGTTATCAAGATGGTGATTGCTCTGACATACCTGATATTATTACTATCATTGTCGCACCAGAAGAAGAGGAGTTAGAAGAAGATGAAATACTTGAAGAGGTTATATTGGTGGATGGACCTGAAGATTTGGAACTTACAGAGGAAGATTTCGTTGAGGAACTTACAGAAGAAGAGATAGCTGCAATAGAAGAAGAGATTAAAGCAGAAGAAGAACGGCTGATTCAAGAACAAATTGAGTTAGAAGAAGAAGCAGAAATACTTTTAGAGTTAGAAGAAACTATAAACTTAGAAGATATAGGACTACTTATACTTGAATGTCCTGAAGAAGAAATAGAATGTGTTGATTTAACTGAAGAAGAAATAGCAGAAATAGAATTAGAACTACAAGAATTTATAGATGTCATACAAGAGTTAGAAGAACTAAACCTTGAAGAAGAATTTATTATAGTTGAAGAAGAAATTATATTAGATATACCTGATGATATAATAGTTATCCAAATAGAAGAGGAAGAAGTTGAAGAAGAAATTATTATTGATAAGACCGAAGTTTTACCTGAGGTTAATGAGGAGATTTTGGTTGAGCCAATACAGGAAGATGTTGAAGAAGAACCTGTAGATATTATAGAATCTATAACTGATATATTTAATGTAGAAGAAGTTGTAGAACTAACTGAAGAGGAACTACAAGTAGAAGTTGCTGAGATAGAAGAAGTTATTGTTATAGAGATAGAGATAGCAACTGAAGAAGAGATAGAAGAATTTACGGAAGAGGAGTTAGTTGAGTATGAAGAAGCAAAAGAAGAAGCTATACAAGAGTATGTACAAGAGCTTACCAACGAAGAAGCATCAGAGGTCCTAGAAGAAGTTAATGATATTGGTGTTCAGAACTTAGACCAGGTATCAGAAGAAGTACAAGAGATAGTTCAAGCAGTAGTTGAAGAAGCTATTGAAGAGATAGAAGAACTTACAGAGGAACAAGTAGAAGTTGTTGCTGAAGTATTACAAATAGAAACAGAAGATGTTGAGATAATAGCTGAAGCTGTCAAAGAAGATGAAGTCGTAGCTGAAGCAGTAGAAGAATATGTAGAGAGAGCTGTAGAGAACGCAGATGTAGAGAACTATACTCTTGCTGATGTTGTTACAGAGGTAGCTTTCGAATCATTTATAGAAAATCCTATAGAAACATTTGTAGATATAGAAATACAAGATATAAACCTTTCAACTATTGGTGATGATATGACATCAGACCAAAAAGAAAAAGCACAAGAAGTGGTAGTCCCAGTTATTCTTACTAGAATAGTTAGTATGGCTGCCTTTATATTTAGGAGAAGTTAAGTGATTAAGAAGTTATGGTCTTGGTTAGTAACAATAATTAAAGAAACACTAAACCTTAGTTGGACTTTGGTTGGTTTAGTTATTGCTACGCTTACACTAACTGGTTCTGCACAACAAGTGACAGGATTAGCCACTGTAATTACACTAGCTATATGGTTGTTAACCATTGGTTTTAGAAAAGGAGAATAGTATGGACTGCTGTGGTAGTGGTTGCTGTGGTGGTAAGTAGTGTGTAGATGTAATTACCTTTGTTGTGGTTGCAGTTTGCATTGTTATAATTGGAGGGATAAATGAAATTACAAGTAGTTAGAACACAATTTGGAACAGATGCAACTAATGGAATACTGTTAGTTGATGGTCTGTTTGAGTGTTATACATTAGAAGACCAGTATCAAGCAGTAAAAGTTATGCACGAAACCTGCATACCAGAGGGTACATACAATATAAAATTTAGAACTGTTGGTGGATTTCATACTAAGTATTCAGAGAGATATGGTAACTCACATAAAGGTATGTTGCACTTACAAGATGTACCTAACTTTACTTACATTCTTATACACGCAGGTAACACCGATGAGCATACCTCGGGTTGTTTAATTGTAGGAGAAACACAACAAGACTTAGACCTTAGTGATGATGGATTTATAGGACATTCAGGCAAGGCGTATCTAAAACTTTACAACAAAGTGGCAAAAGCATTACTAAATCTTGATGATGTAACCATAGAGTACACAACTATAACTAAATTATTAGAGAAACCTGCATCAAATGCTTCTAGTGATGATGTTGTATTAGCTAGAACAGTCTTAGAAAAACTAGAAGAAGTCAATGGTAATGTCTTAGTAGGTAACGCTATGTTGAAAGGCAGGTTAATAAGATAATGTTTGATAGAATAAAGAGAGCAAGAAACCAGGATGGTACATTTAAAAAAGATGTATGGTGGACACCTTGGTCTGATTCGTGGGAGTATAGAATGAGTGAAGAACTCAAAGATATGATTGAGCGTACAGCTTGGACCTTCATTGAAGCGTTCATAGGTGCATTAACAGTTGCTCCATTAGTTGGTGTAGAAGCTGAAACACTTCAGTTAGCTGCATTAGCCGGTGGCGGTGCTGCACTTGCAGTCATTAAAACATACGCTAAAAAACAAATTACTAAGTAAAGAAATAGTCATATACTAAGTGTATAATAGCCTTAACAGAAGGGCTATATATGACACAAGAACTTGGTAACAATTACTACAAATCTGGGTGGCAACCATCAATAGAGTTTGATGAAAATACTGGCAAAGGTGAGATTACTTATGTTGGTACTGACCCAGATTACAAAAATAAATATGATGACATCTTAAGAGGTTGGGGTTTTGACCCTAAGTACTACGAAATAGAAGGCACAGTTCGTGCATCTTCGTGGGAGGTACAACTTAAAGGTGGTAAACCTACTACTTTCTATGCGTTTAAGGGCGTAGTTAAAAGAAAAAATCCTGCATTAGATGAGTACTTTGATAAGTTACTCTCTCTGTATAAACAGAAACCTAAATTAAAAGATAAAAAATTTGGTGGCGATACTGCTTTTATATTTACAATGGCTGACTGGCAGTTAGGTAAAGCAGATTATGGTGTTGAAAATACTATTAAGAGATACCAGGAAGCTCTTTTGTCAGGAGTAAAACAAGTTAAGGCACTGCGTAAGGGTGGCACATTAATAAATGAAGTGTACTTACTAGGTTTAGGTGACCTCACAGAAAATTGTGACCAAAGTTTTTACTCTTCAATGCCCTTTAATGTAGAGTTAAATCTATCTCAACAATACAGACTAGCTAGACAACTTATTATGCAGACTATTGATACATTCCTACCTCTTGCAGACAAGATAACTGTATGTGGTATTGGTGGTAATCACGGAGAGATGACAAGAAGTAGTAAAGGACAGGTCTTATCAGATAGATTAGATAACTCTGATATGATGCACTTTGAAATAGTTAAAGAGATACTTGCACAGAATAAAAGGTACGACAAAGTAAATGTGATACTTCCTACTGACTATCATCACTTGCTTGACATTAAAGGTAAAGGTGTAGCTATAACACACGGACATATGACAGGTGGTGGTGCAGGTCCAGAAGGTAAAATAATGAAATGGTGGCAAGGACAAATGTTTGGTTGGCTGCCGAGTGGTGCTGCTGAAATTCTTCTGACAGGACATTATCATCACCCAAGATTATTAAAGCAGGGTAAGAGAACTTGGATGCAGTGTCCTAGTATTGATGCAAGTAAAGACTTTACTGCAAGGACTGGAATGTGGAACGAACCAGGCGTTCTCACATTCACAATCAATAAAAGTGGTTGGGATAATTACAAGATAGTTTAGACTAAGTCTTCTATCATATGTGCAATACAATATGTACACAAACCACTATGAGTTAGTGTAGTTTCAGGTGGTAACCCACAATCTCTACACATTATTCTTCTTCTTCTACTGTTGTAAGTACCTGCACATTAGGTAGTATTGCTAGTAGTTGGAGTTGTCCATTAGATAATATTATGCTTTTACCCATAAACAATGGCTGCTCCTTGTCATCTTTTCTTCCTAACAACTCTGCTAACAACATACCTGTTGTTGCTTTGCTTAACATTACATCAATCATTCTTTCTCCTCGTGTATCTTGGCATCTTTTTCGTAAAGATAACCTACTAATTTTGTTATTGAATCATTATCAATAAACTCTGTAGTTTTAGGCATTGACCTTTCTTCCCAAGTAAAGTCATAATTTTTTCTAACTAACTTGTGAATATTCCAAGTCATAATTTTTCCTTTGTACTCTGTAAGATATACAAAAGTCTTACCTGTTTCTACAGATATAACAATGTTGCTATCAAATTTTTTCTTTTCAATTATCCAGCCATCATATTCTATTTCTCTTGATTTGATTTCTACAATGTAGCGTTCATTACTAGCATCATATGTGCTGTATGGGTCACTACACTCTATCAAATCTAAACCAGGATATATTTTATTAAGTTGATTAATTATTTCTATTTGTGTCATCAAAACATTTCCTCCTGATTGTCAGTTATAATTTGTTTTTCATTAGCACTGGTAACTAATGCGTGACAAACTGTGTACTCCCATTTGTAAGGGTTATTGTTGTCTTGTTTTTTATACCTGTTTCCACAAAATACATTACCTTCCATATCTTCATAAAATATTTTATTGTCTTTACAAAGATATGGAGCTTTATGTGTTCTGTCTGGTGCAGGTGGTATATCAAAATTATAATCAGGGTATCTATCCTTAATTTTTTTGATAAGTTTATTTAAGTTAACTCCACCTGTTTGTTCTAAAGTCATTACGACCCATCTATAAGTGACCAGGTATCTGTATCAATCCAATCAAATATATTTTTCTTGTTAGCTTTACCACTATTAATAAAAGCCTTGGCCTTTTTAACTAATTCTGTTTGGCCTTCATCAGTAGCTTTAGTTAGACAAGAGTTAAATGTTTTTAATTGTTTTTCTGTAGGAGATTCGCCTTCCCACTTACCACTTGGAACATCAGTTATATCTTTTGTTTCACCAAATACTTCCTCAACAATTTGTTGATTATCATTTGACTCATCAACAACTACCTCAATCATAGTTATATATGTTGACATCTGGTCAGCTGTCCACTCCTCTATGTTTTCTGGAAAGCTCTGTTCTGAAGTAACTTGTTTGTAAGTTTCATTCATAAGTTTTTTCTTAGCCTTCTCATCAGGTATCATAGATGACACAGTGTGGTCCAACTGTTGCTTTTTGTTTGGGTTATCTTTAACCATATCCTCAAACTCTTTAGCTGACTTATCTGTGACCTTAGCTTCTTGTTTCTTTGCAGCTTTAGGTTTCTCTTCATCCATATAGAAGTCATCAGTACCTGACCACAGCTCAACACCAAGCCCAGCTCTCATTGATGCTCGTTTGAAAGCATCACTCTCTGCTAGTTTAAGACACTCACCTAGTGTTGCTCTTGCTAACGCAGGTCCTTCTACATCTCCTGCACCCTGGTAAACTAATCCATCAATGGTTAACTTACCAATAGCACCTACAATTTTGTCATTAATTATAACTGGTTCAAACTCCCACTCATACTTAACATCACAATCTCGTAGTCTTTCTACATAAACTGCGTGGTTTACGAACTTGCCAAACTTTCCTTTAGGTGGGTCTTGTACAACCTCCTCTGGAAAGGGAGCAAGTAATTTCTTTTTAGTTTCTTTATTCATTTCGTTCTCCTGTTATCATTAGAGAAACAAATGTTTTTATTCATTTGTTTCCTTTCTGAGATAGTAAAGCCTCTAGCAATAGAGGCATACTATCTACCTTATTCATTATCTTCTTTGACTTCAATGACTTGATACAATCTTTGTCTTGATACACCAAGTATCGTAGCCATATCTGTAAATGACACGCCTACTTCACGGCCATTGTTAACTAGCTCTGTCCTCTTTTGTTTAAGAGTATCTACTAGCTCATTAGCTTCCTGTATTAGGTAAGCTACATTATGCAATTCTTCTAAGACATTTTTTTTGGTGTCTATAGATTGCAATAGGGTATTACTGCGTTGATTCACGCTTCTCCTTTCTGTTCAGTCGCTGCTATTGTTAGCTGACTGTTGTTATGTATAGTTGATTTTGTTCAATATAGTCGCCACTATCGTTATCAATAATAGAAACTACATTGTTGCCTTGTGAACATAGCTCAGCAAACTTTTGTCTTGCCTCAGCTATCGTACTGAATTTGTCATCATCATACTGATACACATCAGTACCTCCATAGATGTTATGACACTCTATTCGTATTGACATACAACCTCTCGTTGCTTACTGTCATTGTAATCTACATTATAATTAATGTAAACGATATTATAATTATTAGTCAGCTCACTATCTGTATAAACAATGAGCTGTTTAATGATTACTTGTCATCTTTACTTCTAACTATAAATCTTTTATCAAATATAGATTTATAATCTTCAGTTTCCACACTCTGCAGAGAGTGTTTTAATCTGTCTGCGTTTGGTGTGTACTGTATGTACCCAATCACTTTGTTTCCCTTGACCTTTGTATATATTTGCAAAGGTAAGTTCTCTTTCTTAATGTGATTGTTAAGATTATTTCTAAACTTTCTTTCTTCAGTCTTGACTTCACTTAAGTCTTCACTGCTAAATGTATAGAATTTTACAATAGCAAACGGATTAGTTTTAGCTAGTTTGATTGCTTTCTTAAGTACATCTCTATGGTCGTACCATTTCTTAGTTGGTCTAGTGAGCTCTTTAAACTCATCTTGATTCACTAACTTTGGTTCTTCCATCTCGTTCCAGTGTATCTTTGACATCATTTCCTTTCTGATATTTACTCTGTATAAATACCTATCACCTCTCTGTTTATACAAAGAGGTGTTAGCTAGTTATTCTTCTAGTACATTAAACAATCTCATTAAGTACAGGTCATCTTCTCTCTCCCTGTCTATTTGTTTTTGCGTTTTGTACCCACCATACTTCTGCAGTAAGGCATAAAATAATATTGATACTGCAATCATATCTAAGAAAGACATTACACACGACCTAACTGTGTTAAGTTGTCGTATACTGCATCATATTTAAAGTTCTCGTTCAAATATGGGCTATCTAATTCATAGATAACATTGTCATCATCTATAACTATTACTTGATATATTTCCATTATTCCTCCTCATCATAAAGACCAACATCTTCAGTCAATCCACTTTGTAATGCTTCCACAATGTAGACACTATCACTCAATCTGTCTTGTGTTGCACCCCATTGATGCCAACTGTCATTGATGTCGTTATCAATACGAAACTTACTATCAACACCATTGATAGTTATAGTTCCCTCAACTGTAATTAGTTCCATTACAATCCTCCTTGTGTGTGTGAATTTACATCTTCAAAGTAATATTTATAATCAAGTATTCCTCCACCATAAATATTTTCTTTCCTTGATTCCTGTACTTTAAACCCTAGCTCTACATACCCAGGGTAATCATCATCAAAATTGATTCGTACTGGTTCTTTAAGAATCACATCATCTCTCTCATCATCATCCATTCCCTCATTCATAGGCATAAGATAAAAATCTAATCTTATTTCTTCATAATCATCAGGGTGTGTTTCTTTAATTAAATTAATTAGCTCTCCTAATTTCATTATTCCTCCTCTTGCATTATGAAAATCTCATAATAAAGATGGTAAACAACAGATATATACTCTGTCTGGTCATACTTACTTATATCAATTTCACTAACAAGATT